CTCCATAGGTCATAATTATATAGCAATTATGTATCATAGTGATACAAAAATCTGTAACTACCGCTACTGATAATAAGGAAAATGTTAAGGATTACAGATAATCCTTACGGGCGTGGTGTTCTGGAACTACCTTTCCAAGTCTGATAACCAAGAGTCCGTCTTCAAATGTGACTTCCCGTACTTCCGTGTCGTCGGATAAAGTCCACTCTCGTTGAAAACTTCTTTGAGCCAATCCCTTGTGGATAAACGTCTTGTCCTCTGTTTCTGATTTTTGTCCGGTGACATAAAGTTTTCCATACTCTGTGAAGACATTGACTTCCTCCTTCTTAAATCCTGCCAATGCAATCTCTAATAGAGATTCTACATTATTTAATTGAATAAGATTATATGGTGGATAATTTGTTACAGAGTTGTTGAGAACCCGATCAAAATAATCATCCAAACCGATGCTGTTTCTTGTAATCTTATCCATCAAGGATGAAAGATCTGCAGAGTGATATCGTGCTAAGGTGTTCATTATGGTAGCTCCTTTAAAAGCGAGTTTGTGTTGTGTGGATCCTTTCGGCATCCACTACTAATTATACAAGAAGACAAAAAAAGAGGGGTGTGGTTACCCCTCCATTTGTAGCGTATATTCCGTATGTAGCGTGTCGCGCACGAAAAGGCGACATACTATTTATTCGGTTTCTACTGCTTTGCCCTTCTTCCCAATGTTATATTTTTGTTCCAGAACCCAATCAGACTTGTCTTTGTAAGAAAGAACTTTGATCTGATTCAGAGGTGCAATATCAGTAACGCTGTCAGGTTTAACAACGTTAATAAGTCCCCAGTCAGCAAGCAAACGAACGATGCGATTACGTCGTTGAACATCATTCACCGTCAGGTTTGCGTGCTTGCCATCAAGAGCAAACAGTTCCTTGAAATGAACAATGTAGTATCTACCCTGCTTATGCAGAATATGGCAAGATTGATAGAGTTTTTTCTCCTTTCTCGATGCAACTCCGATTCGTGTTAAAGTCTCACGGACCTTAAGGAAGTCATCAGGTTCATTAAGAAGTACCTCCACCATTTGGTCTTGAGACCATTCAACCGTAGGTTCTACCGTGGTAGTCATTTTGTGCCTCCAATGTCAAGTCGTTTTTTAATAAAGTTAATTTGTTCTTTTGTCAGGATTTTCAGAGCTTGAGATGCTTTTTCATTACTATAACCATAGTATTTTTTAACACATTCTAAGTCCGTGACTTTATCCTTTCGGATCCAGGGAGAAAATCTCTTCTTTTTCCTGAGACTATTTAGATAAAATGAATATTGCATATCTTTGTTTAGGAAATGATACTTGTTCATTTCGTTAGCAAACATAATGCAGTCCAGATGTCCAGACAGACAGCGATTGATAATATATGGAGGATATTCTTTTATGTGTTCAGTCAGATCTTCTTTGGTGAAGTTGATTGAGTTTAACCAGTCTTTCAGTTCCATTATCTAATGATCTCCAAATCAGCGCCAGGTTGCCAAATCTCAAGTTGAGTTCTAACTCTGTTCTCAGACTTAAGTTTTTCATATCTCTTAGATGCTTTCTTTTTCCACCACTCAATCACTTCCTCAGTGGTATGACGAAAGTCTCCGAGATAATACCTCTTCTTCTCAGTCAAAGACTTAGCATGTTCAATACACTCATTGAACTGTTTTAGTTTTTCCACATCTTGTAAAGAATTTCGAATAATAGAAATCATCTTAACTTGTATCTTCAATTTTTTAGATGACTTGTCTGCGGGAATCAAACGTTCCCCACCATTACGCTCATTAAACCACCAGAAGAAATCACGGAACTCATCGTCATGGAAGAGTGGTAGAAAGTTGCTCTCAGTATCTCCTATATGCCTCAGGAAGGGTTTTAGACCATCATACATGGAAACTCCCTTGGTCGTTCCATAAAGCGATGTGGTCTCGAAGTATTTGAGATCTGTCCCATACTTGTCATCAAACTGTTGCTTCAGTTCTTTGGACGATGCTAAAAGGGCCAGTAACTTTCCCCCCAAGTAATTGAATCCAAAAGGTTGAGTAGGAACAATATTGAAACCCATAACAAAATGAGCATTAATATCAGAGAGAGGAAGGACTTCACCGAAGTAATCGTTGCGAGGTTTACTATTAATCGTTGGTGATCCAAACCGAACAACACCAACAACTTTGTCTGTTTTTGTTTCTACTACAATCCACTTATGAGTTCTGCCAGGAATTGCTTCCTCAATCGGATTTGATGCAGTCAAGTTCAAAGTTTCTGAGTACAACCATTGATTGTATCTTGAGGTTGTTTTGGGATTAGTATCTACAACATGAATTTCAAAATTCATGTCATTTGGATGAATATCAAATGAATCAAAGAACTCCGTATCTGCACCAAACAATGATCCAGTTCTACCTTGAATACGATCTTTCTTCACAAATCGAAGATAATCATCGATACGATTGAATTGTGTATAATAATCAATAAATTTATTTGCAGCATAAACTGCATCACTTTCACTCAACTTCATTCTACAATTACTGCCAAACCTTCGGTCAATCGTAACACAGATCCAGCCATAATACGATACCCTGTGCCCACATAGATCTGTCCAAGCAATACAAACAGAGTCATAGCACTCCAAAAGTAGTAATACATTCTGGACTTCACTTGATGATTTTTGTTTTTCATTGGTTCAACTTCTCAATGTACTGATAAATGAGAGACCACCCAAATTCATATGTGTCGCCACTTTCATCTTGGAGATAAAAGGGGATATTGGGATGAAGTCTTTTTGCACGATAGTAATGATTGATTACATTATAATCATCATCAACGCATCTTTCAAATTCTAGTTCTTCTTCTGTCATTTAAAGTTGCACTCCACCATGATTTCAGTTAAACAGGCAAGCATATTAATTTCTTGATCTGCTACAAAGGCAGCCTGATACTGATACTTAGCAAGCACAAGCACAGCAGCAGGAACGCTATTGTTTTCAAGGGCGCTATAAAGAGCATCGTAAATACGCCTAAGCAATACAGTAGTATCATTGTCCAGATTAGATACCACCCACTTCCGAACTTCAGGGAAGTTCTTCTCTTTAAGGTTTTTAACGAGATCATTTACAGCAAGGTCAGAGAACGTTGCGAGAATTCCTGCATCGATATTTCCACTTACCGAATATCTTTGGCACTCGTTGAGGACTCGTCGCCAGTCTGGGAAGTGCTTGTTGATAAGCTCTGCAAGTACCTTTTGATCGAATCCGACGCCCTCCGCATCCAAGATGTCCTGTAAACGCTTGAAGAAGGATCCTGCCAGTGAGGCTTTCTCTTTCCCCTTAAGCGAGAAGTCGATGACGGCACATCGACTGTGGAGTGGTTCGATGATTTTGTTTTTGTAGTTGCAGGTGAAGATGAATCGGCAATTACGATTAAATTCCTCAATAGATGCCCGTAGGAGGAGTTGTACATCGTTGGTTGTATTATCTGCCTCATCAATGATGATGACTTTGTGTTTAGCAGACGACGAAAGTGAGACGGTCGAAGCGAAGTTCTTCGCATTGTTTCGGACAGTATCAAGGAATCTACCCTCGTCGGATCCATTGATGACATAGTAATCTACTCCAAGTTCATTACACAATGCCTTTGCAACAGTTGTCTTACCAATCCCAGGAGGACCAGCAAGAAGCATGTTAGGAATCTCTCCTTTATTTAGGAAGTCCCTAAACATATTTTTTGTACTCTCGGGAAGAATACATTCTTCAATAGTCTTGGGACGATATTTCTCAACCCAAATAAAATCACTCATAATCATTCCAAAGGACGAACAAATTCATTACAAACAATATCAGTGGCATGTAGAACCATTTTCATGTAATCTACTGCCTTTTGTGGTTCTGTGTGATCACCACATGTAAAAACATCACATACTGCCATACCTAGTTCAGGCCAAGTATGAATACTAATATGCGACTCAGCAAGCATAGCGACACAAGTTACACCCTGGGGATCAAACTTGTGTGAGTTCAATGCGAGAAGAGTTGAGTTACATTGAACTGACGCATGATATATAACGTCCCTGATGTAACTCTCATCATCAAGAAGAACCGCACTACAACCCTTCAACGTAAAAAGAATGTGTTTCATTTATATCCAATCAGGTTTGCGTTCTGGCATACGAAGATAGTTATCCTTTGCCCAGGGTTTAGATGAAATGTACATTTTGTACGCTTCCATCGTACAAATTGTTCGATCTAGTTTAAATTCATCGGGCATTGCGCGAACAAAGTTCTCTGCCATAGAATAACAAGTGATTGATTTACTAGTCTTCCTATGAAATATTTTTTTAGATTCAAACAAAGTCTTCGTACAAGAATGAACTTTACCATACCTAAGGTAATATTCATAGGCAAGAGAAGTTCCGTGCATGATCAACCATGCAGTATTGTAAATATTTTGTCCTGCCCAAATCGTACACGGATGATTCCTAAAAGCACCTTTTTTAGTTTCATAAGGAGTGCCATCTGCTTTAGGAAGAGTGCCCCAATCATAATACCATTTAGAGTAAATGATAGAAAGCATCTGGCAACACTCTAGAGGCATTTTGACAATGTGTTTGTCGGGAAGAACTCTAGCGGAAACACGGGGACTTGGGTCAGTAACAAAGATATTCATCAACCAAAAGTAGAATCAGGTTCCAGAGCAATATAATAAGTCAGATCATAGTTTTTGGACTGGAATCGTGACAAAAGTTTTTGAGAAACCACAACCTCATAAGTACCAGGAAGAATTTTGATGTTCTCCACTTTAAAGTTGAAGGAAAATTCCGAATCGGTCTCACCAACAACGATTGAGAAATCATTAGAGGTGTCGTTCTTCTTGTCACGAACAACAAGTTTAACAACACCTGCTTCACCAACAGCAGACAGGTCGGGAAGTTGATAAACTGCAGCAGCCTTGAGAAGTTTATCCAGTTGCTCCGTGCTCAGTTCAAAGCAAACATCTTCACTAGGAAGTTCAATTGCTTTGTCAGGAGGGGTTACGATCACATTAGGATCTGCAAAGAAGTACTTGGAACGCATCTTACCTTCACGAATGACGACATATCCATCATTGGCAAAATCAAGTTCAGGACTCTGGTGTAGAGTCAAACCATTAAGGAATTGGTTCAAGTCATAAATTCCAAAGTCTTTAGCAAATTCTTCAGTAACCGTTGCCTCTGCAAGGATATTTTTCATCACACTAATCGTGCGAAGTTTCTTACCTTCCTTAAACAAAATAGATTGATTGATCGAAGAAAAATTCTTCAAAAGGGTAACGGTCTTATCAGAGAGTTTCATAGTATTCATTGATTGTAAGTTTCACGAACAGCGTTCTTGTCATTGAAGTTCATCAGAAGAACAGCATAATGCAGAATCTTCATAATGTCACGACGGGCACTTCCTTTCTTATCATAACGGGAAGCATACTTGAGAATATTACTGCGACAGAATGCCTCACCATCGCCACACGCTTCAATTAAGTCAAGCGTTTGAATCTTTTGGTCACCAGCAGAATAGTGCTGAGTATAAGTTCCACGAATGTATTCAAGAAGTTCTTTTACAATTTCTTCTTCGTTGTACTTCCAGGGAATGCTGGGAGATTGTGTAATAATGTCAGTCATATCAATAGTAAAAGTTGGATCACTCATAGGGGAAGGCACATCTTTACCTTCCCCAATTATATCAGAACTGTACTTCCTGGTCAATGGGGAATTTTTCACCCGTGGCGGTGAGATCAAAATCTACATCAACCTTGTCATAGAGTTCAAGGAATGCCTGCTTGGTTTCATCATCAAAACGATTGACGCAAACTTGGATTGCCTTTTCCTTATCATCAAAGATGCTGTAAGCACGGATGATGTGAACCAGACGGCGGGTGCTGATGATCTCCTCAATACCACCATCGTAGAAAGTCTTACGGATGATATCTGCCCAATCACAAAGACGCTTACAGAAGTCTTCATCTTTCACACCAAGATCCATAGCAACACCTTCAAGGATCTTTTGTTCGATCTTGACGGATGGGTATTCCTGCTCGAAGGTCACGGGGAAACGCTCAAGGAATGCCTCATTAAGCACATTGGTGCCAATGAAGCGTCCATCATCAGAACCCTTGCCCTTGGTATTAGCAGTGGCGATGACATTGAATCCAGCAGCAGGTTTGACCCACTTACCAATCTTCTTGAGGAAGACACCCTTGCCTTCTAGAATGGACTGTAGGCAGAGGATTTTATTGGAAGCCAGGTCGATTTCGTCCAGGAGAAGGATTGCTCCTCGCTCC